ACAGCGGCAACCGGAGCAGTATTTACCGGAAATCTTTATCCAGCATTTCCTAATCCAAACGGATCAGGCGCAGATGCTCAGCAAGTGACTTTCACAATGCAATGCACTGCAAAACCAACTTTAACAGTTAGTTAATAATAAACCGGGAGCAAAATGAAATTACCAATAACAATTAAATACACTTCAGGGGATGAAGCGATATATGTCGCTCATCCTCCGGAGTGGGCAAAATGGGAAAAACATACTGGAAACACCATTAGCCAAGCGCAAGAAAAAATGGGCGTTTGGGATTTGATGTTTTTGGCATACAACGCTCACAAAAGAGAATTGAATGGCAAGCCAGTAAAGAATTTTGAAAACTGGATGGATACAGTTGCGGACGTGGTGGTCGGTGATGCCGGCGACCCAAAAGCCATCAACACGGAAGCGTAAATAGGCTTCTGATCCAACTAGCAATCACTACTCGGATTCCGATGAGCGAATGGCAAACCGCAGAAGATGTTTTGACTGCAATTGAGATTTTAAAGGAGCAAAGTGAGCGAAACAAAAATCGCTTATGATCGAAAAGAACTCAGTGGCATCAAAGCAGCGTTCAAAGCGATGGATGAGAAGGCAATCGATGAAGCAAAAAAACAATCATCCGAACTCGCTACTTATGCGGCTGATCAAATTAAAGAAACGGCTCGAACTAGAGAAAAATCTGCCAAAGCAGTTCAAAGGGTCGCTGATGGCGTTGCAATTAGTAAGTCATCCAAAATCGGTGAGTTCTCTTATGGATTCGCCAGGCAAAAGTTTAGTGGCGGTGGTTCGACCCAAATACTATGGCCAGGTCTTGAGTTTGGTTCTAATAGGTTCAAGCAGTTTCCAAGTTATTCAGGACGGCAAGGTCGTGGAAGCAGAGGATGGTTTATCTATCCAACCCTTCGCAGAATTCAGCCTGAATTAGTAAAGCGTTGGGAAGAGTCTTTTGATCGAATACTTAAGGAGTGGGATTAATGGCAACTGGTAGTCGCACATTAAAATTATCAATCCTTGCCGATATTGATGATCTAAAGAAAAAATTAGATGCAGGTTCAAAAGAGGTTGAAACTTTTGGCGATAAAGTCACTGGTTTTGGCAAAGCCGCAGCGGTAGCATTTGCAGCAGCCGCAGTTGCCGCCGGTGCTTATGCAACTAAATTAGCGGTCGATGGAGTTAAATCAGCACTAGAAGATGAACAGGCACAATTACGTTTAGCGAGTGCATTAAAAACTGCGACCGGCGCAACAGCAGCACAAGTTAAAGCAACCGAAGATTATATTTCTAAAACTCAATTGGCTTACGGAATAGCCGATGATGAATTACGTCCGGCATTACAGCGTTTGGCTATTGCCACTGGTTCAGTTGAAAAATCACAATCATTATTAAATTTAAGCCTAGATGTTGCGAAAGGCACTAATAAACCTTTAATCGATGTTGTAGATGCGCTTGGCAAAGCCTATGAAGGCAATACAAAATCGTTAGGAGCATTAGGAATTGGTATAACCAAAGCCGAACTGCAAACGATGAACTTTCAGCAAGTTCAAAAACAATTATCAGATTTATACGGCGGTGCTGCAACTAGAAATGCTGAAACCTTCCAAGGTCGCATCGATCGTTTAACTCAAGCATTCAATGAAGCAAAAGAAAACGTTGGAACATTCTTATTGCCAATTATTGACAAATTAATTACTTATTTAATTCAATATGGAACTCCAATAGTTGAAAAGTTTAGAGATGCTTGGGCAGTTATTTCAGATGCCATTGAAAGAAATCGCGAAAAGTTTGAAGCGTTTGGTCAATTATTAATTGATTACGTATTCCCAGCGGTAAGCAAAGTGTTTGGATTTTTGGTTGATGTTGGTGCTAAAGCAGCCACAGCAATTATCAACGCTTTTGGAACAATTGCCGGTGCGGTGACTCCAGTTATTAATTTCATTATCGATGCTATTAATAAAGTCATTACTGGAATTAATTTAATTAAACCTGGTGCTGATATTGGTTACATTTCAAAGATAGGCACGTCAGGCGGATCATCATTTACCTATGGAGCAGGAAATCCGCAATATCAAGAACAGACAACTCCAGCAATCGTTCTACCAAGTGGAACTACTAACGTTCCATCCATTGTGAGTGGTGGAGCGGTCGCCGCTGGATCTGCCGCATCAAAAACAACAAAGTTTGATCAGGCTGCCTACGATATGGCAACCATTATGGATTATGGGGCTAGAGCAACAACGGCCGAAGCATTACGATCTGGAATCTTGCCAAGCGCGGTAAATATAACCATTAATGGCGCAATTGATTCTGAAGGAACAGCAAGACAGATAGCAAACATTTTAACTCAATCTGACGGACGTGGCGGAACGATTTACTTCCCAGGAATGTTGTAATGAGTTCGTTTAGTCCGGAATATAAACTTTTAATAAATGGAACTGAATACACGGACTCAACAATATCGAGTGTTTCGCATCAATCAGGCCGTGAATCAATTTACAATCAACCTCGAGGTTCTTATCTAAAACTCGATTTAGTTTTTTTCGATAACACAAATCCGGCCATTGCCATTAATGATGGTTTAACTCTACAAGTAAAAGATTCATCAAATGCGTTCGTTAATTTATTTGGCGGCAATATAACAGACATTAAAATTAGAGTTTCAGCCAGTGGTTCAGTTAGCAAAACTTTAGTTTATTCAATCATCGCAGTAGGTTCGTTGGCCAAATTAACAAAAATTGTATTTAATGATTCTTTAGCGCAGGATCACGATGGCGACCAAATTTATGAGTTATTGAAAACCTATCTTCTCAACAGTTGGAATGAAGTTAGTGCGAGTCAGTCTTGGAATGATTACAGCGCAACAACTACCTGGGCTAACGCTGAAAATATCGGACTTGGTGAAATAGATCGTCCTGGACAATATGTTATGGAAAATCGAGATGCAAGTCCTGATTTTACTTCTAACATTGCAAACCTAATCGCAAATTCTGCATTTGGTTTAATGTATGAAGATTCAAATGGAAACATCGGATACGCAGATGCAGCACATAGGCAAAACGATTTGGCAAACAATGGCTATACAACAATATCCGCCAATTCTGCATTATTTACTGGGTTAGCAAATACTTCGAGAATGTCCGATATTCGCAACTCAGTTGTCATTAATTATGGCAATAATTTTGGGTCACAGAAAACAGCCGAGGATGCTGCGTCTATTGCTACTTATGGATATAAGGCAGACACAATAAACTCGGTGATTCATAGTGCGGCAGATGCGCAAACCATTGCTGATCGATACGTGGCACTGAGGGCATATCCGAGATTCTTATTTGAATCAATAACATTTCCATTGAATAATCCTGAATTGACCGACGCTGAACGTGATGCTTTATTGGGCATTTACTTTGGCCAGCCAATCAGAATCATAGATTTACCTCTTCAACTCAATGGTGGGGAGTTTCAAGGTTTCGTCGAGAATTGGTCTTGGCGGACTAACTTCAATGAATTATTTATTACGATAGGCCTAAGTCCAATCGAATTCAGCGAAGTTGCGGTAAAATGGGAGAGTGTATCGGCCTCAGAGGCTTGGAATACGCTTAACAATTCTTTGACTTGGGAAACAGCAATAGGAGCGGTGGCTTAATGGCAAATACAACAAACTTCGGATGGGAAACTCCCGACGATACAGATTTAGTTAAAGATGGCGCGGCTGCAATGCGCACGCTTGGCAATGCCATCGATACCTCAATGGTTGATCTAAAAGGTGGAACAACCGGTCAGATTTTATCTAAGACTTCGAATACGGATATGGATTTCACTTGGATAGCAAATGACCAGGGTGACATAACTGGCGTGACCGCTGGAACTGGTTTATCCGGTGGCGGAACAACTGGCGCAGTCACAGTTTCATTTGATTATTCAGTAGGCAATCAAGCAGTTCAAAATGTTCAAACAGATTCTTACACTTTAGTTATTGGCGATGCTGGCAAAATGATAGTTATGAATAAATCCAGCGCTAACAATTTAACAGTGCCGCCAAATTCCAGTGTGGCATTTCCGACAAATACTCGCATCGATATTATTCAATATGGTGCAGGACAAACAACATTAGTAGCCGGTTCAGGCGTGACTATTCGTTCATCCGGATCTAAATTAAAATTAACTGGTCAATACTCGGGTGCGTCTCTTTGGAAATATGACACAAATGAATGGGTATTAGTTGGGGATATTACTGCCTAATGTCACCATTAAAGGGAATTGGTGTTAATACATTTTTCGTTGATTCCGGATCATTTTTTCCCATCGCCACAACCACAGTAGGTTCAGGCGGTGCATCATC